GACACAGGTGTTTACTATGGTGACAGGAAAGAACTAGGAAGATATAACACGATAGCAACTTGGCAGTCATTGAATGTGCTTGAAAAGAAAAGCAAGGACGAACACACGACAGACTTCTTGGAAGCAATACAAGGCATCAACACAGTGATTATAGATGAGGTGCATATGGCCAAGGCGGACGTATTAAAGAGATTGTTAACAGGACCATTCGCACACTGTGGCATACGTTGGGGATTGACTGGTACTGTACCAAAGGCAGATTATGAATTTATGGGATTGAAATGTAGCATAGGCGAAGTTACAAATAAAATACCTGCTAAAGAACTACAAGACAAAGGTGTTTTAGCACAATGTCATGTAAATGTTTTGCAAACTGTAGACATAGAAGAGTTTAAAACCTATCAAGAAGAATTAAAATGGTTAACCACAGACCCAGAAAGAATGTCTTGGATTGCAAAAACAATAGATACAATAGCATCCTCGGGCAACACACTAATACTTGTTGATAGAATATCAGCAGGAGAAATTTTAGAAAAGAAAATAAAAGGCTCTGTGTTTATCTCAGGATCAACAAAAAACATGGAAAGGAAAGAACATTATGATGAAGTATCTACTTCAAAAAATAAAATTATTATCGCCACATATGGAGTGGCCGCTGTTGGCATTAATATTCCTAGGATTTTTAATCTTGTCCTTATAGAACCAGGTAAGTCCTTTGTAAGAGTAATACAATCAATAGGTAGAGGTATTAGGAAAGCAGAAGACAAAGAGCACGTGCAAATTTGGGATATTACCAGTAGTTGTAAATTTGCTAAAAGACATCTTGGACAAAGAAAAAAGTTTTACAAAGAGGCGAATTATCCGTATAATATAGAAAAAATAAATTGGGATAAAATATGAAAGTACTAACATTAGATAACAGAACATACACTTTAGAAAAAATTCCAGAGTTTGTTGATGATAAATTAAGGTTTGCAGTATTAGATAATTCTAATCCAGAAGATCCTGATTATTTCTTTATTCCTTTAATTTTTCTAGAAAGTTTCAATGCTCCAGCGGCAATAATAAAAATTGGACAATATAAAATTAAGATGCCACTCGATTGGAAGATGGTAGTGGGTGAAGCAGAACAAGGCGAACTAAATGTGTTACCAATTACGAGTCTAAACGACAGAGGGTTTGAAGCCTTTATGTTTAATCCATTGAGCAGTGGCAAACCAGACTTTGCAGAAGTTGACATAGTAGATATCTATCAAGAAGTAAAATGGTATTTTCCTAAGATTAAAACAGGGCAGATTCTAGCAGTACCCCTTACAAACGGGCCAAAGCCACAGTGTGCTTATTTTGTTAAAGATATATCTAGACAATGTGAAAATATAGATTACGGATCAGTCTGGTAATGAGTGGGCAAAGAGAATTTTTAAAAATGTGGTCCAGGGTAGTTGGAATGCCAATTGGTGTGGACGACAAAGACAAACCTAGATTCTTACCTCTCAAGCAAAGAGATGTAAAACGTGCTTTGTTTATGAGAACGTTTTGGATTGTCTTGCATATTGTTACTTGTCTGTTTATAATAATAGGAAATGGAAGACTTTTAGATTTATGGTGAGAAAAAGTAAATTTGTAACAATACCTGCTCCTGTTTTGATGCTGTACACAGGAAAAAAGAAAGATCCTGTTTGGATGGACAGAACATGGTTGCCTGCTTTCTTTGATCAAATTAATAAAATAAAAGTTAAGCCACTAGCAATGGAATATCTAAAAGACAATAAAATAAGAATAAAATTTAAAAATGCCAACGATGCAATGATGTTTAGGTTACAATATGAGAAAAGAACAGAAACGAAAATTTTTTGAACTAAAGCCAGGACTTGAGGCAGTAGACTTTCGAAATAAAGATTACTATGATAGAATAGATGATCACGAAAAGTCTTTGTATAGTCCTTATATGCTAATGAGATATGTTAGCAATATATCAAGTAATGATGGATTCTACAAAGAACACTATGTTGAAATGGTGAATGAATGCGTCAATAAGCACCTTTTTACATTATCAAGTAAACATAAAAAATTATGTTGGATGCTCACTGCGATGTGTGGCGCATTGAAAAAACAATTTCATCCATGGGTAAAACCAATGAAACGTACATCAAACAAAAGTCTTACAAAACTTGAGACTTTGTTTCCCAATGCTAAATTAAGTGACCTCGAAGTACTTGACAATATCTTAACCGATAGAGAATTAGAAGAGTTGGAGAGAGATCATGGCATTGAATAAATTTAAATGTCCTTACTGCGGTAAAGAGTTTACAAAAGAAAGAACCTTGCAGGTGCATCTGTGTGAACCAAAAAGAAGGCACCTACAGAAAGATGAAAAATGGGTAGTAAATGCATTCATGGTTTTCCAAAGATTTTATCAACTGCACCAAAAAACTCACAAACCAAAAACATACGAAGATTTTTGTAAGTCATCTTATTATAACGCATTTGTTAAGTTTGGCAGATACATGATGCATATAAATCCTTTATACCCAGAAAAATACATTGACTACGTGGTGTTATCAAAGATAAGACTGGATCACTGGGCACGTGATGATTTATATGAAAAATACTTAATTGATACTTTGAAAATTGAACCGTTAGAATCTGCCTTACAAAGATCTATTGCAACAATGATGGACTGGGCGGAAGAACAAAATGTGCAGTGGAGTGATTATTTTAGATTAGTCAACACTAACAGAGCAGTGTCACATATTCAACAGGGCAGGATCTCGCCATGGTTAATCTTAGGTTGCAACCCTGGAAAAAAAATGTTAAACTCATTTACAGATGAACAATTAACAATCGTTGAAAAATACATTGAACCTGCGTATTGGACATCTAAATTTAAGCAGTATCCAGCAGATCATATGTTTGTACAGGAAACTGTAAAAGGAGCAAAAATTGAGTAGAATAGAATCTAAAATAGCAAACGAACTTAATCTCGAAATAGGAGATATTGTTATTGTAATTAAAAAAGATGGCAGTATAAAAAATGTTGTCATGCCGGAAATGAATCTAGAAATGCAAAATTCTGTTTCATATCAGAAACTTTTAAAAGTTTTGGATGTGCTGAAGCCGGGAGCAAGTAAAGAATTTAAAAATCATAATAAAAGGAAAATGCACTAATGGAAGTATTATGGATTTTATATCTCACTGTTTGTAGTAAAATGAGTTGCATTACTCAAGAAGTGCAGAGTTTCAATAACGTTGATACCTGCGTTGTTAGTAAACAGTTCCACGAAGAATTGCCAACGGACGGACACTGGTCAAGTATCAACTACGAATGCAGACCAGAAGGGAGCATGAATGCCTGATGTAGATATTGACTTTCACAACAGAGATGGCGTGTTATCACTTTTCAAGCATACTGCCGCTACGATTGTAAAAGAAGATACACATGAAAAACACAAGACAGGAATTTATTTTCACGACATTCCGATTAATCCAACTAATGGCAATAGTAGTTTAGATTATAAAAAAGCAGAACAAAGAGGATACTTTAAAATTGACCTTTTGAATGTATCAATTTATGAGAAAGTAAAATCAGAAAAAGATTTAGTAGAATTAATGATCGAGGAACCAGATTGGAATATTTTAAAAGATCCTAAAATTGTTGAAAAATTATTTCATTTAAATGGACATTTTGATATAGTAAAAAAACTAGAACCAAAAAATATTGAACAACTTGCGGCTGTGTTAGCAATAATACGTCCAGCAAAAAGAAATCTTATGTATAAAGATTGGATTGATATTTTGAAAGAAGTTTGGATAAAACCTAAAGACGGAAGTTATTTCTTTAAAAAGTCTCACGCGATTGCATATGCTCATGCAATAGTAGTTCAAATGAATTTGATCAAACGAAGTACAAAAAGTGTGTAATGAAAGACTTGTACAAGTTGGTTATCACATACAGCAGTGACGACCCAATGAAGTATTGTGAAATTACTACATTTATTAAATGCAGTCAAAAAGTTTTAGAGAAAAAAATTATGAAGTACTACAACACGAAGTATGAGTATCACGGTAAAGCAGAAGCAGTAGAAGTAGAACTTATGTAGAGAGATATGATACCAGGTCTTTTGGTCTTTGGTAGATAGGTTTTTTATTGTAGGTAGGTAATGCTGTCACTGGACACGTGACTTCGGTATCTTGCAAACTTACATCTTTTAATTTGTCAGCATAACCCAAACTCAGTATCATCTTAAATGTGCCTTTTTTTAATTTCAAGAGTTCCTCTAACCGCTCACGGTAGAAACAATCACACAAGGACGTGGC